AGTTTGTGATGCGGCGTAACCCGATGGCGTTGGACCTGATCAAGCCGTACCGGCGGTTCCCGGTGCTGGTGGCGTGATGGCCACCGTTGCGCAGAAACGTGAGGGGATCAGGGCCCGGCTGGCCACCATCGCCGGGCTGCGGGCGCATGCGCTGATGCCGAACGTGCTGAACGTCCCCGCCGCGGTTGTCAGCCGCCGCTCGACCCTGTTCGACTCGACGATGGACGACGACTCGCACGACGACACGTTCGCGGTCACCTTGTTCGTCGAGTACACCGGGGAGCGGCCGGCGCAGGAGAAGCTGGACAGCTATCTTGGCGCGTCGGGTGCCACCTCGGTCAAGGCCGCCATCGACGGCGACCCCACCCTCGGCGGGGTGGTCGACTTCGCCCAGGTGGTGTCGGTCGGCCGGGACCGCATTACCGAATGGCAGGGGATCAAGTACCTGTCGGCGGACCTGGTGATAGAGGCCGGCTGATGCGGTTCGTCATCGTCCACCCCGGGCCGTCGTTCTCGGTCGCGGACGTATACACGGGCTGGGCTGAGGCTCTCACCGAGTTGGGCCATCAGGTCATACAGTTCAACTTGGACGACCGTTTGACGTTCTACGCCAACGCCTACTTCAACATAAGTGAGGGCACGTTCCGGCGGGCGGTCGACAACGACACGGCCGTCGAGCTGGCCGTCAACGGCCTGTACTCCACCCTGTACAAGGCCCGGCCTGACGTGCTGCTGGTGGTGTCGGCGTTCCTGGTGCCTACCACGTTGTTGGACCTGGCCCGCGGGCGTGGCAGCCGTGTCGTGGTGTTGCACACCGAGTCGCCGTATGAGGACACCCGGCAGCTTGGGGTGGCCGCACACGCCAACCTGAACCTAATCAACGACCCGGTGAACATCGACGCCTTCCGGGCGGTGGCGCCGACCGCCTACCTGCCGCACGCCTTCCGGCCGGTGCTGCACCAGCCGGGCCCCGTCGACCCGAAACTGGCTGCCGACTTGGCGTTCGTCGGCACCGGGTTCGAGTCCCGGATCGCATTCTTCGAACAGATGGACCTTGCCGGCCTGGACGTGTTGTTGGCGGGCAACTGGAACCGGGTGGGCGACGGGTCGCCGCTGCGCCGCTACATCGGCCACGACGTGAAGGAATGCCTCGACAACACCGAGACTGCGCGCATCTACCAGTCGGCGAGGATGGGGCTGAACTTGTACCGGCGGGAGGCCGAGGACGGTGATTCGGCCGCCGGCTGGGCGATGGGGCCGCGTGAGGTGGAGATGGCCGCCTGCGGCCTGTTCTTCTTACGCGATCGGCGCGGCGAAGGCGACGAGCTGTTGCCGATGCTGCCCACGTTCGGTTCGCCTGCCGAGGCGGGCGAGCTCGCCCGCTGGTGGCTGGTGCGCGAGGACGCGCGGGCCGACGCGGCGGGCAAGGCACGGCAGGCGGTCGCCGACCGCACGTTCGTCAACCACGCGGCGCGGATGCTGCGGCTGTTGGAGAAGGAGTGAAAGATGGCAAGGATCGCAGGCCGCCGTGGGCGGGTCTACCTGGCGTTGGCCAGCGGCGGCACCGCCGAGCCGGTGGCGTACCTGAACAGCTGGTCTATAAACCTGGTCACCGACAAGTTCGAGGTGACCGCCTTTGAGGACGCCAACAAGGTGTACCTGGCCGGGCTGCCGGACTCGACCGGCGAGTTTTCCGGCTTCTACGACGACGCCACCGTGCAGACGTACACGGCCGCCGTCGACGGGCTGCCACGCAAGTTCTACCTGTACCCGAACACGCTGACCAGCACCCAGTACTTCCACGGGGAGATCCTGCCGGACATGTCCATCAACGGTGCGGTGTCCGGCGCGGTGCAGATCTCGGCGTCGTGGAGCGCATCCAGCGCCATCCGCAAGGTGAACTGATGGCTGTCGTGGTGCGTGGGGTTGAGGTTCTGGAACGTGCCGGTCGTGCCTTGCGGGGCGCCGACCGGCACTTCCGGCGCGAGATGTACCGCGGTCTGAACCGGGCGGCCAAACCACTCAAACACAAGATCAACGAGGCGATCCCGGAGTACATGCCCGACCGGGGCGGGTACGCGGCCACATTGCAGCGCACGCACAGCCCACGCACCAAGATCAAGACCGGTGGCCGCGACCCGTCGATCCGGCTGGTGTCCCGCACCCGCGGCGGCCGCCGCGACACGGCAGCGTTGGAGGAGGGCCGGCTGGCGCACCCGGTGTTCGGCAACCGGTCGGTGTGGCGCACCACCGACGTCAGGCCGGGGTTCTTCACTACACCCATCCTCGATGAGGCGGATGCCATCCGCGGCGAGATGCTCGACGCCATCGAGGACGTTCACCGGCGGATCGTGGCGGAAATCTGATGGGGTGGCGGTTCCAGTTCCGGTTCGCCGAAGCGGACCGGGAACAGTACGGCGACCAGCAGTACGAGTTGGATGTGACACCGGAGGGTCTGAGCCGGGTGCCGATCGGGCTGCTGGAAGAGTTCGAGGACGAGACCGGCATGCGGGTGCTGGGTGACTGGCTTGACCGGCTCGGCGCCAGCGAGCTGAAGGCCATCCGGGCGTTCATGTGGCTGGCCTGGCGGATGGGCAGCGACGGCAAGAAGATCACCTTCGCCGACTTTCGGCCCAACGTGCTCGCGGTGCTGAACAGCCCCGACCTGCGGCAGGTCGGGGACGGCCAGGGAAACGGTCCGAGCCCGGCGGCGAACCGGGCGACGCGCCGCCAGTCCCCCCGGAAATCCAGCGGCTCCTCGACCAGGAGTCCTCGCCGAGCATCCGCGAGCTAGTCGACTCGTACGACATTGCCATGGAACTCCGGTTCCGGCTGCACCCGTGGGACGTGCGCCGGCTGACGCTGGGCGAGTTCCACCGCCGCGCCCAGCACCTGATCGATTCCGCCGAGCCCGGGAGGTGATGTGATGGCGCAGCAGGATCTGGCGTTTGACATCATCGCCCGGGATCGGGCGTCTGCCACGACGAACAGGATCGGCCGCGGGTTCTCCAACCTTGGTGTGACTACCAAGGGTGTGTTCGCGGGGATGGGCGCCTCGCTGGGGTTCTTCGCGGTGCGGGCGTTGGGGGATGCGGCCCGGGCGGTGGCTACGTTCGTCGCTGATTCGGTGAAACAGTTCTCCGAGTTTGACCGGAGCATGCGCGAGGTGTGGACGCTGCTGCCGGACCTGTCGAAGGCCGGTTTTGAGGCGATGCAGGACGATGTGCGCGCGTTCACGGTGGAGATGGGTGTGGCCACCACGGAGGCGGTGCCCGCCCTGTACCAGGCCATCTCGGCCGGTGTGCCACGCGAGAACGTGTTCGAGTTCCTCACCACCGCGGCCAAGTTCTCCATCGGCGGTGTGACCACATTGGAGACGGCTGTCGACGGCCTGTCCAGTGTGGTGAACGCCTACGGCCGTGAGATCATCACCGCCGAACACGCCTCGGACATCTTCTTCACCACCGTCCGGTTGGGCAAGACCACCGCCGGTGAACTGTCACAGTCGCTGTTCCAGGTGATCCCCACCGCAGCCGCCCTGGGTGTCGAGTTCGAGACGGTCGGCGCGGCGCTGGCAGCGATGACCGGCCAGGGTGTGCCAACCGCCGTGGCCACCACCCAACTGCGGCAACTGCTGGTGGAGTTGAACAAGGAAGGCGGCAAGACCGCCGGCGTGTTCGACGACCTGGCCGGCAAGAGCTTCCGGGACTTCATCCGCGAGGGCGGCAGCGTCCAGGACGCGCTCGCCCTGCTGAAAGGCCACGCGGACGACAACAACACCAGCCTTTCCAACCTGTTCGGTTCGGTGGAGGCCGGCAACGCCGCGTTGGCGTTGACGTCCGAGTCCGGCGCGGCCGCGTTCACCACCGCCCTCGGGGAGATGGCTGACGCGTCGGGTGCCACCGAAGAGGCGTTCGGGCGGATGGACGACGGGATGGGCCGCACCTGGGACCGGCTGCAGGTGCGCATAGATGATCTGAAGCTGTCGTTGGGTGAGACGCTGGCGCCGGCGATCGAGGGGATTCTGGACTGGTTTGAGCAGCTGGCCGACGAGTCGTCGGCCACCGGTGACGCCATCTCCGGGCTGGCCGACTCCATCAACTCTGACGTGGACAGCCGGATCATTC